TTGAAAGGTGGTTAGAATTGTAAGATAAAATCATTGAACTTGCTGATTACTTCATCAGCGAAAACACAACGTACAGAGAAGCTAAGATAGCGTGTGAGAAGCTATTGAAACAAGTCAGCCATGAGATTGAACTCAGGGCGCTGGAAAGTAAGACAAGGGGGTGAGTGCGTGCAAAAGATGACGCTACGAGCAATAAGAACAAATTACAATTTATCTGCAAAAGAGGTTGCTGATAAGCTACAAATACATCAACAAACACTGTTGAAATATGAGCATGATAGTTCTAAAATTCCAGTTGATTTATTAGATAAGCTAGCTCGGTTATACAATGTTAAAAAAGATTTTATTTTTTTAGGTAAAAAATACGAATTAAATCATAGTTTAGGAGAAATATAAATGCACAAGCAAGGTTACAGAGAAGGGGCTTAAATATGAGGTATGCAGTATATAATCAGGAACACCAACGAGAACTACACTCAGATGAACAATCACTCAGCTCAAAACACAGATCTAAGCTTACAAGCTAAAGGGTTGCTATTGGTATTGATGTCTAATAAGGATACATGGCGTCCTTATATCGATGAACTTTCCAAACGCTCCAGAAATGGGCGTGACGCTCACAGGGCAGCTTTTGATGAGTTAAAAGACGCTGGTTATATCCGTATCTATCGCAAGAGCTTTGGTCGTGGTAAAGGTATCCAGAATTTTCCTTTAGTTCAAGATGTACCAATTTCAGATAGTTATTGGGAGTATTGGGTAAGCAATCTTGAAAAAGAGTTATCCACAGAATAGTAAAAGGGTTTATTTACAACTTACTGAATTTACAAAGTTGAAAAGTTCAAAAGTTGAATTTTACAAAGTTGAAAAGTTCAAAAGTTGAAAAATCCGACACTAACAATAACTAATAAATAATAATAACTAACTTAATAATAATCTAAGCCTTACGGCACTAACTTAGTAATAAATACTAACTTACAACAAACTACTACTTATCTAAATAAAAGAGAGGGTAGAAAAATAAATACAAAGGAGAAAGAAATGAGTCCAAGACGATATCCGTATAGTGGACAAAAAGAGTCCACCTTCGTAAAGGCAGACCCTAAATTAGTAGAAAAACTTTTAAGACCACATAGTTTTTTTATTGATTCCGAAAGTCTGACAACAGCTCTGGATACAAAGAAAATTAGTTGTCGCTCTTTAGAATCCCAAGTTCTATCATGGAATTTACCAAAGTAACAATGGTACTTTTAGAAGTTGATTTTGACACATATTCAATAATGTTGACAATATGTTGAGTTTGTTCAGTATTGAGGTTTAAATCTAACGAACTTAATTCAGATACAACGTATTCTACTAATTGATTGTTTGAATTAAAATTTTGATCTATGTGTTTTGAAACAACTTCCATAAATTTATTAGAATCCATATTACATCTCCTTTCTGTTGAATTTTTGACTAAAACGGTGAGAGGTCCTGGTCAAGAATATTATAGCAATTTAGGAAGGAATCACATCAGTCTTGAGACTGATGTAGGAGGTTGAATGGAAGATAAAATTATCGAACTTGCTGATTACTTCATCAGCGAATCTAAAACGTACAGAGAAGCAAAAATAGCGTGTGAGAAGCTATTGAAACAAGTCAGCCATGAGATAGAACTCAGGGCGATGGAAAGCGAGACAGTCTAGAAGACAACAAAAAGCACCTAACGGCAATCAGGCGCATACTAAAACAATTTAAACTATTATATCACAAAAATGCTTGCCCGCATAGTTGAGAGGATGTAGAAAATGGAAGGTATAACGTTACAATTACGATTGGACGGCGAAAGTGCTGAATTGTTCACAAACCAATTACTGGCCTTTGCTGAAAAGCAGGTCAAGGAACAGTTAGAGAATGATCGTACGCCAATCAATCAACAGGCTTTGATGAAGAAGTTTGGCTTCACTCATGCCTATGTTAAGAGGTTAGAACGTAGAGGGTTAAGATTTCGTAAGCAAGGGAAAGATATTATGTATGATATCAATGATGTTTATGAGATTTTGGAATTAGAAAAAGAAGTACGAAAATTAAGAGCATAAGGAGATAAAAATGTTTGAACCACCGATTTTAAACCAGCTAATGGGGGTTGGAGCCTTGCTGATTGGATTTGCAGGGGCTTGCCGTCATATCAAATTGCAGGAACAACGCAAGGAAGAAGAAATACGAGAAGAGCAAGAATTTGCGTCTATAATTATCCAAAGCTACAATTACGCATTCGAACGTGGTAGAGATGACAAATGGCAAGAAATTCGCAAGAATATCCGTCGTCCATTTCCTGGTTTTACCTACGACAACGAACCGCCTGTAGGCTTGCGCCCTGAGCCTCTAGCCTTGCCAGAGCCTAAAATGCACATTTTGAAGTGAGGAGGTCAGGAAATGGAAGAATTGATTGAATGGCTGGATAACCTGACTATGATTGTTAAAGAACTGAAAGGAAGGGAATCAGCTTCAAGACATTTTATTACGATTTGGGAAAATGATTACAAAAATCTATTACTAGTCAAAGAATACCTAACGGACTATGAAAAACTAGCTAAGGACTATCGTGATGTGGCCCTTAAAAATAAGCTGCTAAAACTTGAAAAAATGGAGCTGGAAGGCAGGCACATCTATGAGGATATGCGGATGAAGTACCGTGCGAACCGTAGGAAGTGGGGTGTGAGATTATGGCGTTAAAAAACAAGCGATACTATGAGATTCAACTTGCTCAAGATTTTTTTCAAGTCTAAAGAAATGAAATTGCTTCGTAAGATTGCAGGCGGTGACACGCATACCATCATCTATCTCAAAATGATGTTAATTAGCTTGGAAGATGGTCACAGCCTAACTATGTCAACAATACCAGTGATGAGACTAAGAAGGAACTCGAAGAGCGTAAACGTGAATTACTTGAAAGGCTTGAGAATGGAGGTGGCTGATGTTTATTTTAAAGCATGGGGCAAGAGAGGATAAGCCGTTTCTTAGGTCCGCTGTTATCGGTGTGACTGGCTTGGACATTTCATGTTCTGAGGAGAAGAAAGCTTTGCGGTTTGTTTCTCGTGGGGCAGCCGTACAGGTTGGCAAGGCTTTGAGGGGTTCCTTTGGGAACTTTTACCCTGTTGAGGTGGAGTGATGTTAAATCTTTACTTCGTCTACAACGGGCACTGCAAGTTTTTCCTTGGGACGTTTGACAATGTCGATGATCTCATTGAGCAGATGGAAGACCATCAGTGGGCTTTCTCGGCTATCACTCATCCAAGGTTTCAGAAGCACATTGGTCAGCGTACGACACGGTTTGACTATGGTGCTAAGGATTGTTACTATTTAGCGACTTTTTCAGGAGGAGAAAAAATGACTAAAAATATTTTAACGGATTTAGCATTTGAGAATTTTCACAAATGTATGGGAATTAGTGATTGGAAAGAATCTGATGAAGTAATTCTTGTTAGCTCGGCTAACAAAGAACAAATTGAGTCAGATGAAAGTTATCGTTCAGCCGGAAAATGTAATTATCTTGGCAAACGAATTTGTATCTTCTGTGAACAAGTGAAGAAAAATAATTACATCACGCTACATAAATCTATGTTAGAAAAAATTATTAAGACAATGGAATCATTTACAGATGCAGAACAAATGAAGGGAGAAGAAAATGATTGAACTTATTAAAGAATTTGGAATGGCTATTCTGTGGTTATTTCTCGGCTACTTAGTCGGGGAACGTGCAGCAAGAAAGGAGAAGAATCATGATCAATAACGTTACATTAGTGGGGCGCTTGACGAAAGACCCTGAATTAAAATATACGCCGTCGAATGTGGCGGTTGCGACGTTTACTTTGGCGGTCAATCGGAATTTCAAGGGAGCAAACGGCGAGCGAGAGGCGGACTTCATCAACTGTATGATGTGGCGTAAGCAGGCGGAGTTGTTTGCGGAATGGTGCAAGAAGGGCAATCTGGTCGGTGTGACTGGTCGCATCCAGACAAGAAACTATGAGAATCAGGAAGGTCGTAGGGTCTATCTGACCGAGGTGGTCGCAGAGAGTTTCGAGCGACTTGAAAAGCGTGATGATACGGCTAACCGTTCGAACATTGAGGAACAAATGCCAGGACATGCACTTGAGGAAGATGATTTTCCGTTTTAGTGAGAGGTAAGAAACATGGTTGGAGTAAGTTATCAGGAAATTCATCTCTTTGTTGAGTTTTTGAAAGAGCAATATGGACAAGGTCGTCCAGACTATATTGAAGCCCTGAACGACTTAGACGGCTTGGTGAAAGTCTCCTACAGAGAAGATATTGAAAGATTTTTAGAAGATGAATTATGACAAACAAACAGTCGTCGATGGACTGAAACGCACGATTGAGCAAAACGAAGAGAAGATAATCGAGTATTCGAAGCCATGCGATTCACGGAAGAGACGGATTGGAGCGCTGGAGCGCGATTTGCTGAAAAAGAAGAACAAAGAATTAAGAAAAAAAGTGGAGGAGTTAGAAGATGAATAAGCAGGAATTGATTAAAGCGGTGGAGGAATTACCAGCTAATTGCAGAGGTCTTAGACCTATGATTGATAAATGGTCAACGTTGGAATTGATAAAGTTGCTAGACGAACCGCAACCAGTTAAAGTACCGCAGTTTGTGGCGGATGTGATTGAACGAGCAAGAGAAGAAAGTCCAGAACTAGAAGATGCGCTTCAATACACTTGGGGTAACGGAACTAAGGAATTCACAGAATGGTACAACAAGAAATCTAACAGAGACCTCTTCGCTCGCGCCTGGCTTAACGGCTACGAGGTTGAGGAAGAGAAGAGCTATGAAGTGATATTGTGCAATGGACAGTCGTTGAAAACTGTGTACAGACAGGGTGGCGATCATCTTGATTTTGAAATGGTGTATGGCGATCTTGAAAGCTTTACTAGAAAGCGATTAGAAGAAGCTGGGTTCGGCTGGGTGTTCGATTGCCCAGGGATTGAGATTGAGGAGGTTGAGGTATGAGTTATGAGTGTTCGAATTGTTGTAAAGAAATCGAAGACGAGTTTCTGGTAGTGCAAGAGAATCATGTTATTCTAGCATTATTTAACGATGTTGAAAATTGTTTCTGTAGTCATCAATGCGTCAATGATTTCTTGATGATTGAATCTAAGTACTTATCAAATGGAGACATACCGTACGATGAAGAGGAGGTTGAGTATGATACAAACTCTTGAAGAAGGAATGAGGAATCAAAGTAAATGCATAAAAATCCCAGAAAAAATCAGACCGTTTGATGTAGGTTATCGAGTAGTAAACAAACACGGTCAAGCGCTTGCCTTAAAAAACGGAGCAAGTATATTCGCTTTACCTTCGCTGGCCGAAAAAGCCATTAAGAAAGAGTTTAGTAAAGATGACCCAGACTTTGACATTGAAAAATATTCAGTTGAAGAGGTCGCTGTTGTTAATTTAAGTAAATTTCATAGTTATTTTGAGGAGGTGGAGTGATGAGTTATGATTTGGAAATCTTAGCGAAAATAGAAAACGGAGATTATATTCGTATCGCTGAACCTA